TACATTCCGCGCGGCGGAAAGGAGCGTATATGCCGCGTACAAAAACAGGAAAAGGCGCTGGAGGCGCCGGTTCCATCAGAAAGATCACAACAACAAAGAACGGAAAGACCTATACCTACTGGCAGGGGCGCTACACAGAGGGCTTCGACCCCGGTACAGGCAAGCAGATCCAGCGCAGTATTACCGGAAAGACGCAGAAGGAAGTGGCACAGAAGCTGCGCCAGATTACGGCGTCGCTGGACGATGGCACCTACAAAGCACCCTGCAAGCTGACGGTTGGAGAATGGCTGGACATCTGGACACAGGACTATCTTGGCGGTGTGAAGGCGTCTACGGCGTATCTCTATAAAAAGAATGTGGAGTTATACATTGCGCCGCATCTTGGGAACATCAAGCTGGAAGCCCTGAATGCCCACACGGTACAGCACTTTTACAATCAACTTGTCTCTCCGACCGATCCGGCAATCAATCCCCTTTCGGCAAAGACGGTGAAAAACATTCATGGCGTTTTTCACAAGACCATGCAGCAAGCGGTGCTGATCGGTTATCTGCGCGTCAATCCAACGGATGCCTGTACCCTTCCCCGTGTTATCAAAAAGGAAATGCACCCGCTGGAGGAAGATCAAGTCGCTGCATTTCTAAAAGAAGTACAAGGAAGTCCCCACGAATATCTTTACAAAATCGCACTGTTTACAGGGCTGCGGGAGGGTGAAATACTTGGATTAGGTTGGGAGCATATTGATCTTGAGAACGGAATCCTGACAGTGAAACGTCAACTCCGCAAAGAGCAGAAAAAGGACGGGCAATATTATTTCTCCCCGCCGAAGAATAACCGTGCCCGCAACATCTCTCTGGCACCCTCTGTGGTGTTTCTGTTTCGCCTGCAGAAGCTAAAGCAAAACGGCATGAGATTGGAAGCGGGCGATGCCTGGCAGGAGAATGGTCTTGTCTTTTCCAATCAAACCGGAGGATACTTGTCCTATCGCACGGTGTACGACTGCTTCAAGCGGATCGTAAAGAAGATGGGTGCGCCATCCGTCCGTTTTCACGACCTGCGTCACACATACGCAGTTGCTTGTATCAAAAGCGGCGACGACATTAAAACCGTGCAGGAAAATCTCGGCCATGCCACTGCGGCTTTCACGTTGGATGTTTACGGACATGTTACGAAACAGATGAAACAGGATAGCGCTCAGAGAATGGAGCAATTTATCCAGTCTGTTTCTAACGGGTAACTTCATAAGGCTAAAAATAAGGCTAAAACCACTTTTGAGCAAAACAAAAAACCTCGGAACCATTGTGATTCCAAGGTTTTCAGGTGGTGCGCGGTACAGGACTCGAACCTGTGACCCCATGCACGTCAATTATAGCCTAATAGCAAGCATTCGGTATTGTGCGGCATTATGCGGGATTTAACAGCGGTATGCGGATATTTCGGCGTGAGAAGTTGTAAAATCCCGCTCTATCCCGCATCAGTTACTAACTGGTTACTAACAAATTACACCGCTGCAATTCCATGGTAGTAGGCAGACAGCTTTTCTTTCGGGCCTTTCGCGTCCTTGTCAAACAGGAACGCCTTGGCCATATCCGCAAAGAACTCAGGCTTGTTTACGCCATACTTTGCCGCCACGGAGCAGTAGTCCGAATACATCATATTCATGGCTACGTTCCAGTCATCCTCGGTGATGTGCGCAAACACGACACCGGCGTTGGCCGCGAGGGGGGTGGTCTGCTGAACAGTCCAATGTCCGCCGGTGGTGCCGTCATCATTTTCCATGTCGGTATTCCATGCTTTGGCATCCTCTTTGGAAAAATCAGCGGATCCAGACATACATTTACCGAGTTTATCGACTTGTTCCCAGCACTCCGCCATTCCTCGGACGGCAGCAGCAGAACGTTCGGACACAGGCAGTTCCATGTACGCAGACAGTTCCTTTTCCAGTTTTTGCTTGTATTCTTTCAGGTCGTCCTTCATGTCGCACCTCTTACAGCTTCTCGACGGTAACGGCCATGTTATTTACAACTGCCGCAACGCCGCCCAGGACCAGGGACAGAATAGAGCCTTCACACCCGCAGGCATTGCGGACGATGGCAGAAATGCCAATATTAACAGTGCCGTTTTCGGCGGCGGTCTGGGCCCCGGTCGCTCCGATAATCGGAACCCCGTCCTTTTGCGCGGTGATAGACACGGTGCCAGCCGCCGAGGGAGACAAGGTGCCGGAGACGTTGACGAGGTAATACCCCTGTCCACACAGTGTAATGGCATTTCCGTCCTGCTTGATGTTGCAGCCGTACCGGCGGGCAGTATTCCCAACAGGGATGATGCCGCCAGCCGGGACGGTTGCGCCGGTGGTGTTGGTGGTATAGATGGCGGATTTACTCATAGTATCATTCCTTTCTAATCGGGCTGATTTTTGTCCATTCAAAAATAGCGGGGCGACTAATGCCGCCCCGCATGCCTCGCCAAATAGGGCGTTGCTTTATTCCGATTGCCGGAAATCAGATGTTGTTGCAGCCGCTATTGCAGCCGCAAAACGGAGAGGGGCCCGCATTGTAGGTGTATCCGTTGGGATAACGCACTACGCCGCACAGCTGGTCCCTGATAAACAGCTGATTGTTGGCCTGTTCCAGCTGGGCGATACGGCCCTCCAGCTGAGATTTCTCCAGGGCGGCAAACTTGGCGTCAATGTTGGCGTTGACGCTGTCAATAGCCCGCTGCGTGGTGCAGCAGCACTCCGACATCTGAGACTGGATGTTGTTTCCGGTCTGCATAATGGCCATGTTCGTACTGTTCTGCGCCAGGGCCATTTCCTTACCCAGCTGCCCGACATTGCCCTGCATTTCGTATCCCAAGTTGCAGATGCCGTTGCCCACGTTGGTCAGACGGTCATTCAGCTGGCCAAACTGCTGGCCGAAAAGGATTTCCTGTTGAGACGAAGCGGTGGCATACTGGCCAAATTCGCCCTGCCGGTTCATCCCCCAGCCTCCGCCCATAAAGACGAAAAGGAACAGGATGATAATCCACCACGCGCCGCCGCCCCAATTTTCATTGCCGCCATCAACAGCAGCCCGAAGATCAGAGAGAGAATAATTGTCCATTTCAAAACTCCTTTCTTGAAATTTTTATAATAAACCGTTGCGCACCGGCTTATTTCAGGAATCTCATAAACTCCTTGGCTTGCTGCTGGAGTTGCTGGAACTGCTGCGGGTTCATCTTTCCCGATTGCAGCATTTGTTCCACTTGTTCCTTCGCCCGCTGTGGGGTCATACCAGCCGCAAACTTGCGGAACTCCGCCAGCATTACAAGGGGGTTATTCGGACTTTTTACGCTTTGCTGGAGCATCTGAATCATCGGATTTGGCATTTAGCATTTCCTCCAATCTTTTCACGCGTTCTTCCAAACTGGTAACATCTACCTTCGCGGGGTCTTGATAAGGCGCAATGCTGTACGGGGTAACAGTACAATACCCCGCCCCGTCGCTGACCTTGAGCCACACAACCGGGTCATTCTCATCCAGGAGTAAGATGGAACTGTTGGGTGCCATGCGGAACGCGTCTGCCCCGTTTCTGCCGTTTACTCTGGTGATTTGGCACGCTTGCTGTGATGCTTGCCCGTATTGCCCCATGTATGGGGCACCGTATCCCTGCTGATATTGGTTGTTAAATCCGTACATCGCCAGCCCTCCTTTGCTTATATGGTACAAAAAAATCGCCCATTCAGATGGCCTGTAAAAGGTCTCTGAATGGGCGATCATGTCCAAGTGAGGTCTATTGATTTGTCAGCGCGTCAACAATTTTCGACAATGCCCTGCGGCGGTTTCTCTTGACGCTTTCCGGAGAGACGTGAAGCGCGTTGGAAACCTGGATATAAGACTTTCGGCGGATATCGCACAAAATAATGCACGATTCCTCATCTTCTGGCAAATCGAAAGATTGGACAAATTCCAAAGCTCTCTTAGGAGCCATGCTGGAAATGTAGTACCGAACGGCTTTGCGACTATTATCCATGGCAAAATAGAAGCCGTGGGCGTGCGGGCGCAATGCGCGGGCAGGGAGCGCGGCGTTACGTCACTCCCCGCCGTCCAGAATGTTTTTTACTTCTTTCCCTTCACGATGAAGCCGGTGAATCCGGCCTTTTTCAGGCGGTCCAGCATCTTCTCGGCGTTGGCGCGGACGGCGAAGGCCCCCACCTGGACCCGGTACAGGGTATCGCCCTGGGCAGGCTCGGCGGGATTGGGAGTCTCCTGCTTGGCCGGGACGAAGGTCACGCCCAGGTACTTGCACAGGCCCTTGGCGATGGCCTCGCCGATGTCCGTGGTGTGCTCCACGATCCAGCGGGCACCCTGGATGGTGTCGTGGAACTCGCACTCGCAGTACACCGACGGCGCATTAGGTACACGCACCTCATAGTAACTGGCCTTCTGGATGTTTTCGGAGGTGCCGGGGGACAGCGGGGCCAGTTCCGCGAACACCGCCTTGCAGGCGTCGTAGCCCTTGCCGGGGATAGCAAAGCAGAACATCCGGGTGCCCATGACCTTGCCGTTGGCGGCGTTGGTGTGGACGCAGTTGTGGATGTCCGCGCGCCAGGCGTCGGACTCGGCGCAGCGCTGGGCCATGGTGGTGCCGAAGGCAGCCAGCTTCACCTCCACGCCGCTGCGGCGCAGGGCGGCAGCCTCCGCTTCGGCGATCTTCTGACACTGGACGTGCTCATTGGTATTGCCCCAGGCATAGCGGTTTTCCGTCTGGTCGCTGGGGGAAATGTAGACCTTCTTACTCATTGTTGTCGTCCTCCTCTCCCGGCAGCTTGTCCGCCGCCGTGTCCTCGGTGTGTACCTTCAACTTCTTCAGCAGGGCCTGGAGGAATCCGGGCACCGGCGCACCGATGGCCGACACATTCTCCAGAATGGACAGCAGCTCGTTGATCACCAGCCAGATAATGACGATGCTGGCAAACAGGAACTCCACCGGCCAGTCCCAGCCCAGGGCGTCGGCTCCGTAGCGCAGCAGCCAGTCTACCACAGCGGCCACGGTGACGATGACCAAGTAGCCCACCTTCTTCAGGATGCCCCGCAGGCCCACCCGGGAGGACAGTTCCCCGGCGTTCCATGCCTTGGTCATGCCCGTGGCGTAGTCCAGCAGCATCACCACCACCAGCACCAGCACCGGCACCAGCAGCTGCACCCCGTAGGCACACAGCGCCCCCAGGGCGGCCGCCAGCACAGCCTTGATCGCGTTTTCTTTCATGTAAAAAACTCCTTTCGTTTTGTGATTTTTACTGTATTTTGTTCCGCATGTTTGGCTATTTTGCCAATTGATTTGTACGCACAAAAGGCGTACAATATAGTCAAGCTAAAAGAAATGGGCAGGCCACAAGGCCGGAAAGGACAAAAACCATGACAATCGTAATTAACAACTGTGGCACCGAGATCGATTTTGACGCAGCCGTCAACCTGATGGACGACGATATCCGGGAAACCATCCACAACGAACTCGCTCCCTGCACTGAACAGGAATTCTTCACCGCATACGAAAAGGCCCACGCCGCAAAGTATGGCGAGGAATGGGAGTGCAGCAAAGCAAATCCCGTGGCCTGAACAATGAGGTAGAGTCATGGCAAAAACAGAGAGGTTATACATCCGGCTCACGCCGGAACTTAAAGCACGACTTCAGGCCGCCGCAGAAGCGGAGGGCCGTAGCATCTCAAACTACGTTGAGCACCTGATAACGCAGGCGCTCAAGCGGGAGGGCTAATCGCCCTCCTTTTACGTTATCGGCTCGTTGATGGTAGCGATAACTGCCGACGCATCCGTGCAGATCAAAGATACGCGGAAATAATGTTCGCCGCCGCTTGTTATGGTAACGCCGTCATCAGCATTGTTAAACGTAAGGTTATTCCAAGTTAGTCCGTTGTGCAGATAAGTCGATGTGGCAAATGCGCCGCTTGCGTTGTGCATTGCGATTGCGCTGTAACTATCGTTTGACGCGGGCAAACTTACACCCTTGATGCGGAGCGTGTCACCAGCCACAAGATGGATCAGGCTTGCCGCATCTTCATTGGCTCCGATTGCTGCATAACCACTCTGCGCCCGGTTCGCGCCGCTGGAGGTGCTGAGCCTCGTGTTCGCAGAGATGCCGATGGTGTCGATGATGTTAGTGACCGCTGCCGCGCAGGTAATCACAATATCGCCCGTCACCTTGGCAATAGTGATTGTACTACCAGATACCGCCGACGCGGAAATGTCAGCCCCGCCCATCGTTACGGTGATTGCGCCGAGCTTCTTGAAAGTTCCCGTCGGCGAAAGCGCCGTGGTGTAGGCCGCGCCCTCGGCGATGGTGTCCGCCGTGTTGGACGATGCGCAGTTGGTGAGATTGCGCGTGATGGTGTAAGTTACAGACGGTACAGAGGCTGCCGCAGTGATCGTGACCGCTCCCGTCACCTTGGAGATGTTGATTGCACCGCTGCTGGCCGTATAAGCCGTGGCCGTGATATCCACGCCGCCCATTTTGATCACTACGGACGTGATCGTCTTTCCGCTTTCTGCTGCGATGGTCGCGGTGTACGCCTCGCCGTAATCCACCTGAGACGCGGCGTTACTGATTGTGCAGCCTGTGAGATTTTTGGTGATCGTCTGATACCAGTGCAGCGTCTCGGGCGTTCCATTGGTCATAGCCGCGCGGTAAGCGTTGATATCGGCCAACGACATCCCGCACGTTCCTACCGCGAAGCGGACGCACTTGTCGCGGAACGTGTCGCCGGAAACGGCGTTGATCGCATGGATAAGCCCCTTCCAGTCTGATTCATTGCGCCTCCGTGCAGTCGCATCCGACCCGGAGCCGGAATAAAATGTAGTCAGCTCATAGTCCTTGTCGATGTCCGATTGACTCATGCCGAGCAAGCCCTCCAGCACACACGCGAGAGTACCGGTACGATCTGCACCGGCGGTGCAGTGAAAATATACCGGCTCCCGATGCGTCACTGCGTCGATTACGCAGCGGAGGTAAGCCTGCCATGTCGCTACCGGTGTCAGAGCGTACCATGCATATTGCTGTGTGCGTGTGTACCACACGTCGCTCCCAAGCGGAGATTCTGTCATGTCCGGCTCGTCGTCGGATCCCCCGCCTTCACGGCCACGGAGATCAAGATCGTGCTGGATGCCCAGCTCGCCGACGAGCACGTCCCGGTCAGCCGCCGCCAGCTTTCCGCCCCGGATCAGCAGGCCATACTTCACCGCGCCGCCGTCACACGGCCAGCCGCCAAGGTCGCGCACATTCCAAGCGGTTGCCCCAGCCGATGTGCGTATCCAACGCAATGCATCCAGCGGTTTGAGCGTGCCTGCTTTCCCACCGGAGGCAAACGGTGTCAGAACATTCGGTACTTCGTTGTAGTGCATCACCCCGCCAGCCATCTGCCCGATGGGCTTGTAATTGCTCACAACTGCTGTCGCGGGCGCATAATTGGAGATTTGAGATGTGCTGTAGTCACCTGGGTCATAGGTCACGTTGGCGAGATAATTGCGCACCTCCTCCGGGCACTGGTGCCACTCGATTGCTTCACTCCCGGAAAGCGCTCGTACCGCCGCTGCCATCTCCCCGATTTTGTATGTGGTCGCCTCGCCGTTCTTTGACCGGATGGCGTTTGCAATCGCCTGTACGGAGGATTCTTCATACAGTTTTTTCGCCATCAGTAGCTCACCTCCGTGCCGTCTGCTATCTCCACGGTCTGGGCGCTGCTGCCGTCATAGGTGACGGTGGTGCTGCCAATTTTGACTGTCAGAGCGTTGGGGTTCGGGAACTTCAAATTATTATCTTGCTTCACCACTTCTGTTTCTTCAGCGAGAACCCCATCTCCGGTAATTGCCACCGTAAACAGTGTAGGCTTCTGCTCAAGCATAGACAATGCACCACCAGTGGAAAAAACCCACCCGACACCAAACGGAAGTAAAGTTACCAATGGCAGTGTTTCTGTAATATTGCCGACTCTACACCGACATTTCAGCACCTTTCCAGCCTCATATGCTGCCTTGATGTCGGCCATAGCCACCGGGCAGGTGTAGTTGGGGTAGCTGCCCTCAAGGTCAATATAATAAGCGGGGTGAGTGCCGTCATCACCAGCAGTGCCTTCTAATGCAATAATTGCATCTTGTATCTCATTTAAGTTTTCCGCGGTTATAACTGTTTCTCCACTCACATAATTTCTCTTTGCAAGCGCCATCTGTAATCCTCCTTTATCCCGCAATTGCCTTAAGCGGGTGCGCGGCCAGATAATCAGCAACCGCCTTGGCGATGTCATCCTGGTCTACGCCACCCATCCCCTTGATAAGCTCCATCAGCTGGTCGTACACGTCCGGCGTGGGGTTGACGGGAGCGCCGCTGGCAGACCGAACGGACGACAGCGCCCGCAAGAGCGCCATGCGGCTGGTGTGGATGTCCCCGGCATAGAGTCCGATCTGCACACATCCGGGCACAGGCACCGGAGGCAAAGCCACGCTGGCACCTGTAAACACGGTGTCGGTGTAGGTGCCGTCCATGTAGATCACGCGCATGGTCTTGGTGTCGTAGGCGCTCCACTCTGCGTCCAGGTCCCAGTGCACGATATAATCGCTGTTGTCGCACACGATGGTTGTCCCGGCGGTGCACACCGGGCGCTTATCGGTGACGGTAATGCTGATATCAGGCATGTAATACACTCCTTTAGGCCGTCCTGTGCCATGTGTACACGGACAGGTACGGCGGCATGTTGTTGTGGGCTTGGCCTCCGCAGTTGGACGTAGCCTCGCCCGTGTAAGCGTTGGCGGTGCCGCCGGGAGACACGATCTTGATGGCCCCGGTGCCAGTGGCGTCGCTCTGGCCCGTGTAATCGTAGCTGTGGGTGTGGTTTGCCATCTCCGCCGCCGTCAGGATGTGCTCCTCTTCGCCGCCGGTAGAGCCCGCCGCATGCGAATCACCAGCCGCCAAGAGAAACCTGTCCTTGATCTGCTCCCAGGTGCCTCCAAACAGGTCTGCCGGGGATGTGGAATCTGTGGACTGGTAGATGCTGCCGACGGGGTGGAGGTAGTCCAATAGAGATTTCCCCAAATACCAGATGGGCCATTTGAACTCTACCACCTTTTCGTGTTCGGCCACGCCGCCGAAGCATACCCCGGGTAGGGTAAAGCTCATGTTCAGCGGGACAGAAACGGTGGGGATGGTGATCTCCCGCGTTACCGTGGTGCCCAGGGAGTCCGTAGCTTTAACCTGTACAACGATGGTCGTGTCCGTACCAAAGGCAACCAAATACACGGTCTTTGCACCGCTGGTCTGGTTGGTCAGCGTGGATGCGCCGGTGATCTCCACAGATGCCTTGTTCCCGGTCAGCTGGAGGGACAGGGTGAACGTCAGCTTGATATCTGCGCCCATGGCGTTATCCGTCCACGCGCTGTTCGCGTAAGAGCCGCGCACAAAGGTCAAATCCTGGACCACTGGGCCGCTGTACGCGTTCACAGTGATGTTCTTGGTAACGGATGCCGTGCGCCCTCTGCTGTCCGTTACGGTGGCTACAACGGCCATTGTGCCGCTTCCTGTAAGGACGTTGGCCCCGTCCGGGCTGGCGGCTTTTCCGCCGATGGTCAGAGACTTGGCCTTGATGGTGCTGCCATAAGACCCAGCAGCGGAAAACGTGGCTTTCAGAGTGCTCTTGCCCTGCACCCAGCCGTATGTGGGCTGATATCCGGAGGTGTCTGACAGACTCACGGACAGAGTGGGTCTTACCGATGCAGGGATGGATGCCGTCAGTGTGGTCGTATTGGTGCCCACCACGGTGTCCCCGTTGTAGGTGGTGATCTCCGCCGCGATGTTTACGGAGATTCCGGACGTATTCTGCGCGGCCCAATCCAAGGGCGGCGTGTACGGAATGGATATGGCGCTGGATTTTGTCGCCACAGTTACCTGTGCCGCAGAGCCGCACTTGAGCTTGATGGTGTGCGTAAAAGTGCTCACGGCCCTGGTCACTGTAAGCGTACCGGCAGAACCCAGCACAAGTCCGGATGCCGACACGGATGATGCCCGGGGGATATCCGGGAGATTGACCGTGCCTGAAACCGTCAGGCTGGACGGTGTGTAGGATGATGTAAACCCGCTGTGCCAGTCCGCAGAAAGCACCACAGACCCCTTGCCCATATTGTTATGGGCCACGGTGATGGACTTGCTGCCCAGCTTGTACCAGCCCCTGGAATTGTACCGGTACGGGTTATAAACCCTGGTGCCTTGCAATGTGTAATAGCAACTATTGGCGTCCAGGTTGTAGCTCTCTCCGGTGCCGTCGTAGATGTGCAGCGTCAGGGCCAGCGTGGACTTGTTGTCTGCGATGCTCTGGGATACGCTGTAATCCAGCCGCAATTGCCAGCCGGTGGAAGATACCGGCCCATAAATGCTTGCCATCAATTCACCCCCACGAAGGACACGGAACCGTTGGGCTGTACGACAATGCCCATAGGTCCCAGGCGGAACTTGCTCAGCTCCACCAGCTCAAAACTGTTGTTGTTCCAATATGCCAGAAGGGTCCCGGAAGTATCGTAGAATCCAATTTTGTCGTTGTACTCTTTCAGCACAATTTCCGACGCAGATGACCCGATACGCAGCACCGGATGGCCGTCATCGTCGATACTGGCGTCGATGAAGTCAGAAAGCGTCTGGCCGTTGACGGTGACTCTTTCTGCGGACATTTGTCCTGCGGTGATGACATTTGCGTTGATCTCGCCGTCCATGGTCAAGGCAACACCGGAAATGGTATTCCCGCCGTCCTTGGAGTATCCCAGGCCTCCAGTGGACATAATCCACATCCGTGTATTGGGCGTAATGGTGGGCGTATCCCGCAGGGTCCACCCGATGGGAAAACCCTGTTCGTCCAGAGTCAGTTCATAATACCCGCCCTTTGCCCCGATGATCTTCTGCGTGGCGTTCTGCATGGCCTTGGTAAGGCCCTCATAAGCCCGCTTAATGCGCTGCTCTGTGGGACTTTCCATGGCGTAATCCGCGTCCTGTGGGGCGTAACTGTGCATCGTAGAGGACAGGCCGCCGTACAGGTGAATCTCCTGCTCCATAACGCACACATCAAGCCATTCGCCGGTATCACCCTCCACCCGGATAACGTCGCCAACCTCAACAGACGGGTCGCAGCGCCATTTTACATCGCAAGGCTGGAAAGATATCTCTACCTCCGGCTGAATCAGGTCCGCAACGGCCTGGTTCATGTATGGGTTTGTAGATGTGATGCCCAAGCCGGTGCCGGATGTAATGGGTTCATCTTCCGTCCCGGTGGTGAGGCTGGATACCGTGTACAGACCATCTGCCGTGCGGGTCAGGCCGGACATATACTGCTGCTCCCGACTGACTTGGAAGGTAGTATTCTCGTACCACTTGAACACCAGATTGCCGTCCCGGTCGAAATGCGCGGACAGTCCGCACAGCCCAGCCAGCCACCCCAGTTGCTGTCGGATGGCCCCCTCAAACACAGACTCGATTGTCATATCCGGGAAAGTCACCGTTGGGGGAGTCAGGCCGCTTTGCGCACACAAGTCCGTCAGCATAGCGTCTGGCGTGGCGGGGAACTCAATTTGCGGGGTGTACTGCTCCGTCAAAGATGCCATCTGGTCATAGCCGGTGATTTCCCAGCCATACACCAAATTTTCCACCCCGTCTTCGGGGATGTAGTATCGGCCCAGGGGGACATATTCCACCCCAGACGCTGCGGTGCTTACACCGGCGATTGCCTTACCGGCCACAGCTTGACCGGCAATGGCTGTCGTGTCTGTATTACCGTCAGGAACGTAGATGCCGATATACGGAACAAAGTACCCACCGGACAATTGCAACGGCCCATCCGGCTTGTAAATGCGGATTTTGCACCGCCCGGAACAGGCGGAGCCGACGGAAATGCCGTCTGAAGAGTCAAACGCCGGTGTTGCGGTGATCTCCTGAACGTAGTTCCCGTCAAGATCCGTCTGCCCGTTGAAAATTACCTTGGCCTTGATCTCGCGGCCATAATCCGCAAATGCGGTGTGAAACGCGGTGGAGACATTGTACATGGCGTCACCTCTCCACGAAGTTCATGGACAAACTTTCCCATCTCCATTCCCCATCGATGCAAGAATACATGGGAGTAGTCCGGTCGCCCACATAGCACGTCATGGTGCGGTTTGTGCCGTCCTCCGCGTCTGGCCCTGTCGCCTGGAAAAATACGTCCGTGACGGCTTTCAGGATTGTGGAGCATTGTTCAGCAGTCAGAGGGGGCCATTCCATGGTCCACTTCCGTTTCCTGGCTACCCTGTCGCGAAACGCATCACCATTCTGGTTTCTTCCGGAACCGTCTGCATCTACGTCCTGCAAGCCCCAGGAAAAAGATTTGGGGTCAGGGAGCGGCACTGTGGTCTCGTCTTTCTTTTTTACCGTGATGATTGCCATGCGCCCTCCTTACGCAAACAGGGGAGATTTGCCGGTTGCCCGGACCACCTCTTTGTTTTTCTTTACGACGTTGCGATACACCACGTCGCCGTCCATATTGATAGTAATGTTGATATCCCCGGACACTCCATCCTTATTGGACATAGCGGACATTACAGCGCGGTACACGCCGTCGGACACGGCGGAGACTATCTGGTCATTGTTCGCAACGGCTGTCCGTCTGCCGATGTTGCCCACCATCTCCGCGCCAGCTTCACGGGCGACAAACAGCTGTCCCTCGTTGGGAAAACCGCCTTCGGCAAACTGTTTGATCTTCGGGATGTTTACCAATCGCTTATTAAAAGCCGGTATGATTTGAACGCCACCGATTTTCAGACCCTTGAAGTCCAGGTGGAACATTTCATTTACCGCATCAATCACGACATTGACGATGGAGATAATCCCGTTGGCCATCTTCTTTACAAATCGGGTAATAGGGTTGTCGTCCAGCTTCCATGCGGCGTGAGATGATGCAAGCCCGGCGGCAAGCACGGCAAGGCCGAGTCCAATTCCCGCGCCAGACAGGAGCAGCAAAACGCCGAGAACCATAAGCGCACCGCCAACAATGCCAGCGATATAAGAGATCGATTTTTTCAGGAACTTTGAGACGGCGTCCCAGTTCAGCGCCGCAGCTGTCGCGAGGCTTGCCGCTCCGATTACCATCAGAGCAATGCCCAGAGGGATGTTTACCCCGGTAAACGTAAGCAACGCGCCGAGTACCAACTGCGCGGCACCAAGTATCACCATAACGGTAGTAATTGTTTTTTTCACGGAATCAGGCATTTCGTTCCACTTTGGAACAATTGCTGTGGCCAGCACGAACGCACCAGCCACCATCAAGGCAATACCCAGCGGGATATTCGCCCCGGAGAAGGCCAAAATAGCGCCTACCGCCAGTGCGCCCAATGCAACGAATGTGACCAGCCCGCCGATGATTTGTCGGACATCTTCCGACAGTTTATCCCACGTCAGGGTTTGAGACGCAATCAGTTCCGTTGCACCAAATGCCATAAGGCCGATGCCGATGGGAATATTTGCCCCGGAAAAAGCAAGGATTGCGCCGATAACCAGCGCCGCAGTTCCGCTTACAAGGTCAATGTTTGCGATGGCATTTTCCAAAACATTCTTTACGGCGTCCGGGTTATCTTCGTTGCCGGAAATCATCAGCGCAAGGCCGCTTGCCATCATGGCGATTCCGGCGGGCACGTTAATCCCGGTAAAAGCGAGAATCGCACCAATAACGAAATCAGCCGCGCCTAATGTGGCTTTGATTTCTGCAATGTTGTCTTCGATTGTCTGTTTGATCTCAGAAACCTTGCTTTGAACAGCCCCAGCCAGGAAATCGTACTCGGGCAAATTAATCCCGAGTCCACCAGAGCCGGTAATGCCAGCATCCGTTCCGCCGGAAGATCCCTTGTTGGACGGCAGGATGTTCAATTCGTCAAAGCCCATGGTGTAGCGCTTAAACTCCTTGGCAGCATTTACCGCTGCATCCATGTTGTCCGAAAGCTCCCCAGCGGCAACAGCCCCACGATTCACACCATCCCAGTCAACGTCCGTAAGCTCAAACCCGAACAGTTTAGCCAGCGAGTTCGCTAACTCGCGGACAATTTGCAGAAACGCAATGACATAAGGCAGAACCTTAGTCAGAATCGGGATAAACAGATTGCCGATTGCACGGGACACCTGGGTAATTTCTGCTCTAAGCACACGCAGCTGGTTCGCAGGAGCTTCCAGGGTTCGGGCCATGTCGCCCTGTGCGGTAGTCACCTGTGTCATAATAGCGTAGTACCGCAGTTCTGCTTTTTCCGCCTGATTCATGGCGGAAACGCTCTTGGTAATACCAAGATTCAGCGCTTCCTGCTGCAATCGCGCAACAGACAGGTCATAGCCCAATCTTCGCAGGGGCTCCAGTTCGCCAGCAATGCCGGATTGTAGCTTCTGCATGGAGTCCTCAATAGAGATGTTGAAGAAAGAGGACAGGTCATAGCCTAACTGTGTCAGGTTTTTGCTCATGGTGTATGCCCGGTCCTCTGTATCGCCGAATCCTGTCAAAAGCGTTTGGAACACACCCTGGTTCCGCATCCACTGCGCCGGGTCGATGCCCATCACAGAAGATACTTTTTCTGCGTAGTTCTGCGCTTCCTTTGCGTATTTACCCAGCGCGACGTTGAACAGGTTCAGGTCCTCCTGGTATGTGTTGGATTCCGTGATAGCCGTTCCGATAAGGCCCACCACGCGCCGCAGCCCAGCATACAAAATTCCGAACCGAATCATGCCCGTAGCTCTGCTGAACATGCTCGTTCTGCGTGTCCCGCGCTGCACGGCGGTGTTGTACTGGTTTACCATCGTAATGGCCCGCTGGAGTCTGGCTGGTAGCGCAGCAAATCCCGTTCCGAGCCGCTGCATCTCGTCAGACAACGGGCGAATCGCCGCCGCAAGCTCCTTCATTTGGCGGTTAAACTTATCCAAGTCCGCCGCATCAAGCTCACGCATGACCTCCGGGAGTTTGCCGAGTTGGCTAATAAACGATGTGAGATGGGAACGTCCCAGTTCGGAGAGCGGACGCATGCCGTCTGCAAGGGCAATCAGCTTATCGCCGTCCGTTGTCTTGATTCGGCCCAGTGCCGTAGAAAGCGCGGAGATTTGGTTTGGCACGGAACTGGAGATTTTGACGGAGCTGACCTCACTCAGGCTTTTCAGCCCGCTGGTCAAGGACCGGATCCTCTGGAGTTTATCTGCGCTGGTGTTCTCCAGGGCCTTGTTCAGGGAGTCCAACTGCCTGGCAGTAGTGCGCAGAGCTGACACGCCTCCGGATGTTGCCGATTTCAGCCGAACCAGGGTATTTTGCAGCTTCTCCAGGGACGCTACAGCGCTGTCGCTGTTTTCCTTAATTTGAAACTCAATGCCCTGGATTTCCACATTATCCGCCATTCTTACCACCTCCCTGTTCGAATCGTTTGTTGTTCGCGATCATAAACATCTCCATGACGGACCGCGCTTTCTTGTCGCCTTGCTCCTGTTTCTTGGGCTTTTCGCTCTGGGCATACAGGTCATATGGAGAATCGCGGTACGGTTTCGGCCTGGTACCTTTCTTTCCGCCCATGCGGAGGATGGGTGCCAAGTCCGCCACGGCTTCATAAATGTATGCACCGTGCAGCCATGCGGTTTGGTTTGTCAAATCGCGTTTAATCTTCGCTGCTTCCCTGTAATATTTGACCAGTTCGCAGTCCTCGTCCCAGTACTGGCTATAGGTCATGCCAATGGCCAGATAATACGGAAACAGCTCATAGAATTTATCGGAATAGCGGGGGATTGGCTCCCCCGCTTTATTCGACGGCGACTCGTTTACCAGTTCGCCGTCCAGGTAGGGTTTTCCTCGCTTTCCACAGGCTCGTCCAGCAGGGCGATGATGGGGTCGTTGTACATCTCGACCAGCTTGCCGATCAGTTCGTCCTTCTTGGACATACCCGCGTAAATCCTGTCGATCACATCGCGCTTAACAAACCGATGATGAGCTTTAAAAGCTCCAGCAAACAGCGCGGGAAGACTGGTCATAGGCTTGTTTTCGACTTCGGTCACAACAAACCCTTCTCTCTCCATCAACTCCACGGACTTGCGGGTATATTCCAGGTTGTACTCAATGCCAGTCACGGGGTCCTTAACAGTAAGCGTCTTTACCATGTGCTGTTTCCTCCTTATTCGTTCTCCAGGTTGATTACGGTCGAGGGGGCGATGGTGATAGCCATGCCCACAACTTCGTTGACACCGCCACCGGTGGGGTACACGGACAACTCGCCCTTAAAGCTGAACTTTCCGTCCGTACCGGAAGGAGTCAGCGTTCCCGCGCTTTCGGTTCCGCCGAACCATACGGCGTAATCCTCCTGCTTGCCCTCCAGCGCCTTGAGCGACTTATAATCGGTCAAGGTGTAGTTGGCGGTAAAGGACAGGCCGTCCATGGACTGAATGCCCGCGATGAAGGTCTGCATCTTGTCGGAAAGCGTGGTGGTTTCCAGCATGTCGGGGTCGCCACCCAGATCGGGGAACTCTTTGATGTCGATCAGCTTCGACCACGACGCAGCGCTGGTATCTTTATGCATCAGGAAAACCTTGTAGGTAGAGATAGCGATAGGTCATCATTCCTTTCTGTTATCGTCTGAAAATAGTGGCCCCGTCTGTTTCCGCCCTGTATCTGGCAACAAGACGGTAGATAGAGGCGTTTTCCATGTTCGGGACCGGGGACATGGAAATCCTTGTGAAGTTATGCGCATACATCATCTTGTCGATGTCTGCCATGATGGAACGGCATTCACTCTTTTTCCCGCCAGTTTTGTTGGAGTAGACGTTTACCTCGTACATTAGTACGGAATATCTCTCGCTTTCGGATGAATCTAGGCGATTTGCGGCGGTGTAATTGTCCTGCTCCACAATGCTGGCATGTGGGAATTTGGGGGGCGCATTGATATACTCCCCGGCCACGTCAATACCCGGGTATTTCTCGCGGAGATGTTCCGCGATTGGCGTATACACCTTGCTTTCGATGTCGATCATCGGAACACCTCCTTGACCAGGGCTGGGAGCCTGTCTGAAAGCTCCTTTACCGTGTCGTACAGAGACATGTTGGCCGGGTTGCCGTGAGTAAGAACAACCGTATTGCCGGTTTTGGGGTTCGTTTTCTCAACTCCGTTTGTTCCGGGGTCCCCGTAGTAGCCCCACGTCCTTTGCTTGCCGTGACCCTTTCCGTAAGCGCCGCGAACCATGCCGTTTCGCGCGGCTTCCGGGTGGTTGTCCGGGTATGTAACACCAGTGCCAAATTCAATAAACAGGACGGACGCACCGACAGCTACCACCGCCGCCGTGCGTCCGTCTCGTTCTTCGATTTTTACTTTCGCGTCGTTTGTGCCGTCGTATACGGCAGACTCAAATTTCGCGGATGCGATATCATACCCCAAGGAAGAAAGCTCTCGGAGAAGCACATTCGCCCGGTCCTCCATCCATGTCCGGTAATCCTCGACTACGTCAATCATCCGTTGAATGCCCGCAGCGGACAGCGCCGTCTTTACAGTCCTTTTCACGACACATTCACCTTGCTGACGGCGATGGAAACCAAATTCAGAGACTTGGCAATTTGCTTTACAACGTAGTCATAAAGCGGCCTTCCGTCTTTATATTCTGGCTTTTTGTCGATAAAAAGTACCGCGTTTTCGTCGATGGGGCAGGTCATATCATCTGTGATGATCACCTTGTCATAGGAGATGAACTGCCCAAACTGCTGAATCTGAGCATACCCAGCAGCCGGGGAGATATTGGCTTCCATTTTCACCGGGTCCGCGTATTTCACGCTTTTTTCTCCGGTTTCGTAGCCGCCAGCGTCTTTCCCAAGCTCTGTCCCCTGGTACAAAAGATACCAGCACGGCCTTTTGTTTCGGTTCATGATTTTCATTTCTGCGCCTCACATGGTGGCCGCAAACGGCACAATCTCCCGCATAAGAGAGGGCGGCACGTCGCCGCCCTCATAAGACCTGGAAACGCCATTTTCGCTATGCGCTGTTTCCCCCTCTGCTCCGCGCTTGTTGATGAGATATGCGGCGATCTCAATTTGGTTGATCTCGTAGCATGCGGGGACAGCAGTAGCATCTGTCCCGAACGGAAACGCTCTGCGGAGAATCTTGCTGGCCGCAATATTCAGATACGCAGAGAGAATCGATTCGCTTGTCTCTCCGGTCATGTCTCCCAGCATGGCCAGTTTTTCTTCGTCGCGCATCTCATACCTCCAGATCAGCCGGTGACAGTTTTGGTGTTAACGGGATTGCTGGCGTCGTTGGCGATGAACACGCTGCGGCTGTAGGTGGGCTTGGTGAAGGTGGTGGCAATGCCGGTAAACTTTCCGTGATACCACTCAGGGCCATGGTCAAGGCCGATCTGACCGAACAGCTGATACTTCTCGCCCGCGCCGGTCTTTGCCAGCTGCTCCAGGAAGAAGTTACCCTTGCCGGGCACAGGCTGGAACACGGGGGAGATAACGTCCAGGTTCAGCAGCAGAGCGGTGCCGGCGGGCAGGCACTCGCCAAGATACAGGTACACCACGCCCAGGGGAGTAACCACGCTGGAGAGAGAAATACCGTTGATTTCGCGCGAAGCGGGAACCACGGTCAGTCCATTCTGAACAGCGTCGGTGTTGACTTGGAACATGGTCACAGCGTCACACCACAGACAAAGGCCATCGGTGGGAGCGTTCTGTCCATAGATCTTCTTCACCATGTCGGCGATTTCCCACAGGCCCAGAGGCTTGCTGGCCATGGCCGTGACGTTTGTGGTAACTGCGGTGACAAGTCCACGGGTCTTGTTGATCTTGGTGTCATCGGTGGCCTTGTTGTACACGCCGTTGATAAACGTGTATTCAATGTCGCGGTTGATCTTCTGCATTTTGGCGGCCACCTGGAAGTCCAGTTCGTTAATGGGGTTTGCCTGTTGACCAGCTACGTTCAGGCCAGACAGGGTGCCCATGTTGGACTGCTTGGCATAGGAGATGCCGACAGCTTCATGGAAAATCTGGGTAACGTTCGTTTTCTGCTCCCTGGTCACAATGGACGCATCGGGGGCGGTCAGGGACGCAGACTCGGAGATGGCGGGCTGTTCTCCGCCGCTGGTGGTGTACTCCTGGCCGGTAACAAACTCTACGTGGTTCGTCACCTTAGCCCGGGAACCGATAATGGAACTCAGTGGGGTCTTGGTATTGCCCTTGTTAAAGAGCATGCCGGAATAGTTCAGCGTTGCAAAGCTGGTAGCAAAAGTATCTGCCATGTCTTAACTCCTTTTATTTGTTATTTGCGGATTCTTCTTGTGCCTTCAGGCGCGTGTAATAAGCGATTTCCGCATAGTTCTTGCTTGCACGCGCATCCTCGATCTTCTTGTCGTAATCAACTCCAACGGGACCGGCGCCTCCGTGCGGCGCGGGAGTGCCCTTGAGGATGTCGGACTTTACCTTCTTGGCATACTCATCCAGGAACTTCTGCTGGTTCGCAAAAACCTTTGCAGAATCACCAGCCGCCAGAGCTTTGGCCGTGTCATCTGCCAAGTCTTCTGCATAGCCCTGCGCCACGAACTTGGCCTTGTACTCAGAGACGGTCTTCGCCGTTCTCAGCTCGTCAAGCTCTTTCTGCATGGCGGCAATGCTATCGGCTTGTTCCTGTTTCTTGCGCTCGTCCTCGGAAAGCATGTCGTTGTATTTCTTTTTCCACTGGGCGGCGTCGGAGTTTGCCTTGGAAATAGCGTTCTTCTGCCGAGAAAGCTCTGCGGCGTTGTCCTCATACTCAAAGCCCTCCAGCGCCTTGAGCTTGTCCTCGGTGGACATATCTGCGTAACCTTCGATTCTGCTGGTGTCGATTTTCATGTTGATACCTCCTGCGTTTTTTCGGCGGTTCCCTCCGCACCGTTTTCTGTTTTTTTCGAGGTTGTCTCCCCGTTGCGTTTTAACGACTTCCCTGTCGATAGTTCCTTTTCTTCTTGCTTTTCGGCATATTCCGCGCTGATTTTGTACGCAAGCTGAGGATCGGAGAACATGCCGCAGTGTGTAAATGCCAGCTGAGGGGCGATTTTCCCGTTGTTCAGCATGGCTACCAGAACACTGGCCTTTTCGCTGATATTTTCGTAGTTCCGGCGCGTAAACCGAATTTCCAGGGCGGACATTTTCAGCGAAAGTGCCCGAAGATTATTGCAGATTTTGATAGCGATTTTCAGAAACTGCTTTTCGGACCGTTTGAACATCTGTTCGGAATCCTTTGCCCGCGCCTCTGCCGACGACCATCCGTCGCGCATAATGACCGCAGACCCGGTGTCACTGGTTGAGGATCCTCCATTCCGGTTCGGCATTCCGCAAATCGTCAGAACGGTGTCGTACATGTCATCCGTCAGGGTCTGGGTCTGCGTCTGGTTCAGCTCCGCCGTCAGGTACCCAACGTCAGCCTTGGACTGCGGGTCAATGTCCTTGAACTTGATAGCGCCCTCCGCCCTCAGATTCTTGTAATCTTCGGACGAAATGTCCACGTTGTGGAACAGCATCAGCGCCTGGACAAACTGTTCCACGCCGTCCATGCGGTTGGACTGGACGTTGTTGATAGCGTCCAGAAGGGGGAGCACGATTTCAAAAGCGCCCAACCGGGCTTCATTGGCGGGGTACTCGATAATGGGGATTCCCAAAATCTGCGGCTCCGCTTTCACGTCCCAGGTTTCCGTTACCTCGAAATACGTATCCTCGGAATAGCAGCAGAAAACAACGGTGTTGTCCTCTTTCTGCACATACGTCACGCCCAAGATGGGACGGTGGCCTAAGCCGCTGGAGTACACCACAAAGGTGTTGCGCGGGTCCAGTGTAAAAATCTCAAACGGCGATTCATCTTCCTCCACGTCCGCCATTCTGTCCGGCAGAATCATGCGGTAAGACGTGCCGCAAATATGGAACCAGTCCGCCAGCTCCTTGTCCTTGGCGGCCTTGTCTTCCGAAAGCGCATAATCGTTGAGCTTGGACACGCCCTCAGCGACAGATTCATCGTTCCCCCTGCTGACGTACTGCACAGGCTCACCCAGAAGATACCCGACCTTGAACGAAACAATTTCGTTCGCCCGGTTCACAACGATCTTGTTGTTGATTTCCGGCCTGACGTCCTTTACCCTGCCCAAAATGGGCTGGTCGCCCTTGTAATACCTGTAAAGATACTCAATGTCCGCCCGGTTCATTTGGTGGATGGGCATAGCCTTTTGCAAAACATCCACCACATTCCCCCGGGTGACGTGCTCAACGTCCGTGTAGATAACCTTCCGACCAAAAAGATTCATTGGCACACCCCCTTAAAATGGCCGCTTGAACACTTCCACTTTGCCGCCCACTCGCATCCGGATTTCGTTCTCCAGCAGGGACAAAGCATCCGGTGCGTCATCGTGCGGAACTTTGCCGCTCCGGGTGTAAGTGGTGACTTCCTTCATGAAATTGAAATACTGGCTGCCCCGCTTATAGGTGGACGGATGCTTGAACCAGAAGTGTTTCTTGATGTTGTCGGACGCAAATTCAATTCGCGTCTGTTTGTTGGAAATGGTCCTTTTTGTACGTATTCCAACGCTATATCCACGCTTCCGAACGATTTCCGCAACGTCTCTGGCGTAATACATGCCCGCGTTGTTGCTTTCAAACAGCGCGTCCGCAACGCGGTTGTCGATCAGGCACCTGGCGCATTCTGGCTTTGTGATGTCCGGCGGAGAATCATCAAACACCACGTCCACGATATACACTTCATCCCCGTACAGCGCCGCAACGGGAAGTGCGGTGCTGTCGCTTCCGCTTTCTGCGGTGTCGCACACGGCAATAACGGCGTCCGGATCACGGCCTGTGGGGAGTTCAAAGAAATAATTCAGCTCATCTTTGTTAAAAAGCAGCCCCTTTGCTTCAAAGGGCTGCTGCTGGAATTCGCTCTCAAATTGCTCCGCGCTCAAAAGCTCTCTCTGTTCGCGGAAATACGCTGTGGTAAACACTTTTTTCCCGTCCCGTTCGTATTCGTAGTTACTCTCGTCCGTAACGGGGTCAAGTGCCGGTATTTCAATGGCTTTCCACGCCCAGCCGCCTTTTTGCGCTTCCTCTTGGAGGTGGCCGATGGGGTCATACAGGGAATATCGGGTCCCCGTGGCGACAATGGGGGTTCCCTCAATGGCTCGGCCCAGGATATCACCGGATATGATCTCCCACTTATCGTCCAGTCTCTGGCGGTTTTTTGCTTCCTCACGTCCCTCTACGCAGTCATCCAGATATAGGACGTTCGTAGCCTCCGACAAACCCACTTGTCTTGCGTCAATAGATCGACACATGACTGTGGGGAAACGGGATTTTGACCGCAGATTCAGTATCTTTGTGTCCGCATTGGTCTGCACCAGAGGAGAATTGGGAAAAACGTCATAGAATAAATATTCATTCGGCGTTTGCAAATACTCCAGGCACCCGGAATAAAAGCTTTTCACCAGGTCGTCCCCCGTCCCTTCCATTAGGGACGACTTGTCCGGTTCCCGCCCAGACAGAAAATTGACGAAATTGATGCCCAGCTGGGATTTTCCGGCGCGTTTGGGCATCGACAGCGTCAACAGCCGCAGCTTTCCGTCCAAAACCTCCTGATACGCCGCCACAATAGGCCGCAGGTAATGTCGCCTGGGTGCGTAGAACTTTTTCTCCGGTTTGCGGTTCATCTCGATGTACAGCAGAAACGTGTCGAAATCGTGCGGTGCGTCAAAGCACATGGCCTTTTTGTACACGTCAAACAAGGAATCCGCCGCATTTGCGCTGCACTTGTGCAGGGCCGCAGAACTCAGTTTTCGCAAATCCTTGCTCAGCTCATGGGCCAGGGTGAAATCGTCCGGTTCCAGTTGTCGGCATACGGACAGAAGGTCCATGTACGGCACGTGGTCGGACGGATCCCGCGCAATATGCTGTTTTATGCGTTCCGATAGTTTTGCGTAGTCCATGTGGCCTCCATTTTTGCATAAAAAGAGACGGGTTCCCGAAAGAACTCGTCTCTTTTATTTTGCTTGTATAGGTTACTCGCCCACGTTGATTGTGATCGTGTCAGAGGTCTCGTTGAAATCAGCGGTCAGTTTGAACTCAAGCGTCTTGACCTCGGAAATGTCGGACAGGCCAGCCTTTTCAAGGTAGAAAAACATGGAATAATTGATGTTTTTCCCGCCCTGCATTGTTGCGGGGACTCCGCCCAGGTATTGGACCATCGTATCATTCACAGAGCTGTCCTGCGGATATACCGTAATTTCCTGGTCCGTCTTGTTCTCGAACAACATCTGGATGTAGCAAACACCCGGCACGGAATCTAACTCCGTGATGCCCAGGTACGTTGCCTTGAACGTCTCGCCGTCATACACGACCGTCTCAACGGTCTGATTTCCGGTCTCGCCGTCATCCGGTTGGTCTGCGGTTCCGTCGCTGCACCCGACCATAGCAATTGCCGCCACCATGATGGCAAGCAGCACTGCCCACACTCTCTTTGCTCTCATTTTCCTTTTCCTCCACATTTATTTTCTCCCGGGTGGCCGGGGGAATTACTTCATCTCTCCAGATTCGTATTCCTTAACACGCCGGTAGAATGTGTTCGGCTTCAGGCCCAAATGACCCATAGCCGCTTTGGCGGTGATATGGCCCGATTTCCAAAGGTCGTATTCCTGTTCGAACTTCTTCCTGTCCACCGGGATAGCCTGACGGCCTACATACTCGCCGCGCTCCTTCTTCGCGTCGATGCCCTCTTTCTGCCGGGATTTGATATAATCACGCTCCAGCTGGCTCACTGCCGCAAATACCGTCAGCATAAATTTGCCCGCCGGGGTGGTGGTATCTATCTTTTCCTTCTGTGATTCAAATTGTACACCCTTCTCTGTCAGTTGGTCAACAAGGTTTAGCAAATCGCGCGTATTTCTTGCAAACCGGCTGATCTCGCTCACAACCACGGTATCGCCCTCGCGCACAAACGCCAACAACTTCTTCAGTTCTGGCCGGTCAGTGTTCTTGCCGCTGCACTTGTCTACAAACAGCTTCTCCGCGCCGAGCGCTTCCATCGTGATTTCCTGCCTTGCTGTGTTTTGCTCTTTCGTTGACACACGGACGTATCCTACTTTCATTTTTCGTCCCTCCTTTGCCGTGATTATATCACGTCCGCAAAGGTGTGTCAATATGTCAATTTCAGTTTATGCAATGCACAGGTATTTTTTCTCTTTTGTTTTTTGCGGGCATTTTGGGGCTCACCCGGCCCCGCTTCCGCCCCCAATATCCCCCGCCCCGGTCACGCACCGCCGCCCGCACGTCAAAAGGTATACCCATGTGCAACACCGGCGGCGCGTTGCGCATGCCTTGCAAATAATCCATTGCAATATTGCAAAATTGTGCATTAAGGTATTGACATATTCCGCCGGGAGTGTTATCATATCAGCATAGAGAGAGGGCCGCACCGGTTACAGCCTACCAAGCCCCGGAGCAGCCCCCACACCAGACCAGAGGCCCAGCGCGTACAGTGTACCACGCCCGGCCTACCTGGTCAAGAGATAAGGCCATAGGGCCGGGAGGAATTACAATGTCTTACAATTTCAAGATCGGAGAACTGAAAGAAAATGCCCGTTATACTGTTTCCACTGTTGACAAGTGGGACGGAAGCGCCAAAACCGAGGAAATGTCCGGGGCGAGCTTGAAGAGCTTTGCAAACGGTTGTGCCCACCTATACGACATCCACGCCGAAGAAATCAGCGAAGAGGAAAAGACCACCAACCGCACCGCCGAGGAGATCACCGCAGTACTTGCAAATGCAATGCAGACACTACAGCAGCGCAAGGACCGCAGCGCATGGAGCCGGGGCGTTACAGCCTATGCCGTGGATATGCTGCAGCAGATCGCGGACTACTACAAAGACGGTTATATCTCCGCCGACGATCTCGAGACATGGGCAACCGCCGAGGCCGTAGCACTGAACGGCGCGCGGGACTGGAGCGAATACAGCTGGGGCGGCTCGGCCCTTGTGTATGATGGAGACATAGCCGCCGCGCTCTGCACCCCGTCCGAACTCAAAAAGACCCGCAACGGCGACCGCAGGCCGAACAGCCGGGAAGAATGGCTTGATGTGCAGGCTAGGGCATTGTATCAGGCTTTCCGCCGGATGTATGGAGCTATCCGGGCCGCCCGGCAGGAGGTGCAGCAATGAGGAAGTATAAATTGACAGAGCTGCGCGACCTGGTGCGGCTCGGGGTGGCTGAGGATTACACCAACAAGCCGAGCGAGTATATTTACACGCTGCGCAGGCTCGACAAAGTGGGCTATTCCACCGGCGTTTACGGCATCAACGGTGGGCTCGTCGAGGACACCGAAACCGGGCAGTTATACGCCATTATCGGGCGTTGCTCCAATCTGTTTATCTTGTTTTGAGGGGGTGCCGGGTTGTTATCTCTCCTGATCCTGATCATCTGGCTCCCGCTGGCCGTCCTGGCCGACGTGGCCCGCAAATCCAAGTAACTAATCAACCATCTGACAGGGGCACAGCCCCGGAAAGGATATATCACCATGACATATGCAGACGCTATCAAGGCCGGATATAAGACAGCCGATACCAAGTACCAGCGCGGATATATTAGCCGCCTGGCAGACCCCGACGCGCAGCCGGTACAAGCTGCCGGGGGCAATCGCAAGGGCCAGCTGTATGTGCTGCTCCCCTGCTATTGCAGCACTCAATACTGCATCCGGCAGTATCTCTATAGATGACCTTCCAGGCAACAGGCCGCCCCGGAGCTATTCCGGGGCGGTTATTTTTATGCCCTGCCCGCAAAGGCGTTTTAATGGCGTTTAGCGGGCTTTTGCTGTTGGGCGGTATTGGGATACCACCGCCAACGCGCCACGCTCTCACTTCTCCCGGTCGTCGTCCTCATCGCCCGGTCGGGTAGTCCACTCTTTGAGTATTGCTATTGCATCATCAGGCATGCCCGGCAAATCTCTTAACCGCTCAAATGCGCGGAGTGCGCTTTCCTTGGTGCGCATTAACCCTGCAATCTCTTTGTCTCGCAGGTAAGCCTTACTTTCCTCAAGGAGTTTTTTTTCCGCGCCGGATAAGCTGTCAATATCGACACCGCGCCCCAGCGTATACACTCGTTGTGTATCGTCGCACATTGTACACTCCAGTAGGTGGGGATAATATTCGGTCATTTGTTCTCCTTTCAACCGCGGCCCTCGGCTAATACATACCGTTCTCGCTCGATTATACCATGTAGACCGACTAATGTCAAAAGTCGCTGCGAAAGTCGCCCAGTTTTGCGCAAAAGTCGCTGATAGTCGCTAAACCGTGTATAAACCCGGGAAAATCGTTGCCCTTACTCTGAAAGTTGCTGAATAGTCGCTAAGAAAATCATGTTTCATAGTCGCAAGCCGCCGCCTCGATGTACTTCTTCTGAAGTTCTTCGGGCGGCGTTTCTGTCCCAAGGGGATTGTTGGGCGTGAGAACGACCTCTTGTTTGTCGGTCATGCCGAAAAAATTCTTTGCGCGGAAAATGTACGTAATCTGCGGAATTTTGCCTTGTGAGACCAGTTTTGCATCGATTCCGGCCAAAATTTGTTTGGCTTTTTTTATCATGCCAGCCCTCACGGGGCCCAGCGATCCCTTTTGCCAGTCCAAAACCGTTTGAGTTACGGCGCCGAGAGCGAGGCACATATCTTCCACCGTGGGAATCTGCCCATCTTCTACACACTGTTGGAAATAGTCGTTAAGCTTATCGGCGCATTCCTCGTCAGTTTTTACGCATGACCTCTTGAAGTATTGGAATGACTCCCTAACAATTTGCGAGATTTCTTCATTTGTCGCAGTGCACCTGGCCGTAACAGACGCTGATGCCGCGCCTCTGGTGTGTGATATGGCATTCTCTCCGCGTTCTTGTACGATGATCTTGCGGATAGTCGGCTCGGACAGCCCGTTTTGTTTTGCCACAGTCGCTATATGCTTACATGCGTCATAGTCGGCAAGGACTTGCTCTCTCATAGCTTGCGTGATTTTACTTGCCATCTATGTCACCTTCTTCCCGTCTTAACATATTTGGGGTGATTTCAAAAAATTCGTCACACTCCGGGCACCTGACATACACATCTGCCGGTCGGACAATCGTTCTCCCGGTCATGTAGTCGTGCTCAACATTTTGCATGTATTGGACTTCGCTCCTCAGATTGAACTCAAATATGCACCCGCACGTTGGGCATTCTGCCCGGGCAAATTTATCTTGTTTCCCGTGCTTAATGATTTTCATAACTTCACCTGTTTATGTGCCGCGCTCCCACCTCTGCGCTATGTCTGGCACAAGTTCACCCACCCAATTGGGCACCCCTACTATCTTTTGGAACGGGCGGCTGGAGTCGAACCAGCACATACGGGAGTCAAAGCCCCGTGCCTTACCTTTTGGCTACACCCGCATAAAAACAGACACCCGCGAGATATCCCGTGAGTGTCTGCATGCCGGTAACGCCCTTGCGAGGCCGCTTGCGCGGAGGCACCAATTACCGGCTGTGCCTTAACCTATGGAGGAAAGAAAGAGGAGAAAAATGAAATTTCGGGTTGTGGGCTGACTGGTTCCACTCTCCGATGATACTATTTTACACCACCTGAAACGTGGTTTGGGGCCACATTTTCAATAATTTTTGCGTTTTGCGCAATCAACCACAGGAATTTATCTTTTCGCCGCCGGAATGTGCGTGGGCTTATCCCGGCTGGGGATATCATCTCGATGGGGTACTGTTTCTGACTGTCGCAGTTTCGCATGATCGCCCATACCAGCTTGCGCCGCACGTTCTCGTTGGCGATATCCCTGCCCACGTTGTCCATGGCGTATTCTACGGCCCGCATCTTCTTCGTCTCCGGCCAGCTCTCAATGATCGTCAGCCGTTCCGCCTTGCGTTCGGCTATCCTGCTGTTACCGGGGCTATGGGGCATACCGGACATGGCATAAGCCGACGACTCCAACACTTCTTCCCGGGCCGCATTGTACGCGCGGACCCGGCGGGGATAGCCCCTGACGTAGGCGATACACTCCATGC